TGTATCAGGAACCTTTACAGTGCTTTTAATTTTATCAATTAAATTTTTATTGATTTCATTTACTCTATTTAAAGCCTCTGTTGTTGTTTTAACTGCATCTAATAATGATGGAGCCCCACCACCAGTAGGAGGCAAAACATTCTTAGGTGCTACGAATGCTCCCTTGCCAACGGCTAAGAGGTAGGCATTGAGTTCTGCAAGAGCCGTTTTCCAGCCATCGGCTGCGGCCAATCCTGCTGCATCCCAGCCTGCGCCGAGATTAACATTGCCAGTAACTTTTGCAAGGTACTCAACGACCTGATAATTAGTTAGGCCCCACTTAGCAGCGAGAAGGTTTACTTCTTCGCTAGTTATCTTTGTATCAGAGATAACCATCAAAATATCGGCATAACGCTGAGCAGCGATATTCATTCTTTCAGTTGCCTGATAATTAGCAAGCAATTGATCGTACATTCTTTTTTGAACAAGATTCTGCTCTTTAAGCAAGTTTAATCTAACTGCCTCAAGTTGGATTGGATCAGTTTCAGAGGTTGGAGTTACACCCATTTTCTGTAACTTATTTAAGGCTTCTTGAGTTAGCATTTGTTTCTTTTGCGCCTCAGTTAAAACCTTAGTATTTTTACCCATTCCAGCAATGTTTGCATTAATGACGCCAGTGCTTTTAACAGTTTTGCTATCGTAGATTCTTGCCCAATATCTTCTTGAATCATCTAACTCTGCGTTTTGATCTTTAACTGCATCGGTGTTTTTAGTTAAAGTTGCGTATGCAATAGCGCCTGTGGCTGCAAATGCGGTAAGTGCTGCTCCTGCTGCAAATAGTGAGGCTCCACCTGTTGCACCTGCTGTTGCAACTGTTGCTGCGCTGGCTGCTGCTGTTTGACGGGCAAAGGCTGCTGTTAATGTATTAATGACGGCAGTTAATGCAACTACTCCAGCATAAACTTTTGCGCCTGCAAATGTGCTAACCAGTAATCCTGCTAGAACTTTAATAGTTCCAAGATTGCGTTGGATGTAATCAAAGAGATCAAATACCAGTGTAATTAATTGTGGTATTTTTTCTACAATTGTAGTTAACCCAGCAATTAATTCATCTTTATTTGCATCAATCCAAGCCTGTAATTTAGGTAGAACTTGAGTTCCTAGAGTAATAGCAAATTGCTCTAAAACTGGAATTAAGGCGTAACCTAATTGATCCAGAACTTGATTAAAGGCAAGGTTTAATTTATTAATTCTAAATTCAAAAGTTGCTGCTCTTTTCTCTGCCTGCCCAGCGAATGTGGCTGCAAGTGAGTTTAAAATTGCATTCAAATCTTTTGACTTTACTGCGGCGGCATCAAGAGGCACACCTAGACGGGTTAAAGCGCCGACATTTCCGCCTAATGCTTTTGCAAGGGCTAATGAAACTGCGCCTAAATCTTTTGAAGTTCCAGCCGAAATATCAAGAGCAAGGTTCTGTAAATTTTGAGCAGAGGTTAAATCTTTTGTCGCTTGAACTAAGATTTGCAGAGAAGGGATTAATTCTTTATTATCAACGCCCACTAAAAGTTCTTGCTTATCAAGATATTCAACAGTGGAGGCAATCGCCTCATCTGTTGCACCAGTAACATTGCGCAGGGCGGTTGCTAGGGCGATCTGTTGTTTCTGATCTTCCATTGCGCCTTGAACTGCATCTTTACCAACCTTGATGGCGAATGCGCCTACGGCTGCGCCTGCGGCAGCAAAGGCAATTGCACTCCTCTTGGCAAATTTATCAAAATCTTTTCCAAGTTTTGCAATATCTTTTTGCGCTTGTTTAGAACCTTTGGCAGAATACTGGGTAATAATTCTTGCAATTACTGCGCCAACGGCCATCTCAACTCCTACTGTTCAAATTAGTTTGTAATGTTTTTTTAGCATCCTCTAAGGCTGCTGCAACTCGCCTTTGGATTGCCTCTTTATCTTTATCAACAACCGCCCAAATAAGGCGTGAGGCTTTGCCAAATGAGTTACTTAAATATCTAACAAATTGATTTCTTGAAGCATTGGCATTTCTGCCTGCAACTTCAAAGATTGCGCCAGCAGCGCTACTGTTTATTAACGCACCTGCGCTAGTTGTGTAATCACCACGAACTTTACCCTGAACACGGCTCTTTTTAATGCCAGCCTGAATTGTACCAACATCCCAGGCTGGCCATCCAGCGCCGCCTCTAGTTCTTGGATTAGTGGCTGGTGTTTTTCGCCAGCCACGCATTGGAGTTCCGTAAACAGGGTTTGTAAATTGAACAACTAAATTATCTGCTGATTTCTCAGCCCTGTTCAATTCATCATTGATTACTTTATTAAATTTTCTGGCCGCCGCTTTATCAAATTGTTTTAGGGCATCAATAGTTTCTTTGATACCTGTTAAAACAATAACTTCATCGGCCATATTTGTTTGCCTTTGCTCTTTCCTTTAGATAAGCGAACATTGCTTCCAAAACGCCATCTGGAGCATCAATCAAATCAATAGGAGAGATGCCCAACTCCACCGAGGCCGTTGCAATCGCAAAGGTTAGGCTATCTCGGTGGATTCTGAATTTGGGTCTGAAACCATTTCAACCGATTCCAAAGTATCTAAGAACTCAGGGCCAAATGGTTTTACAACACGGCCATTATCTTTTAAGGATTGCCAGGCCAAAAAGTAGATGTGTTCCATCTTTTGATCCTCTGAAAATAACTTTGCCAATCCCTTGCCAAACTTTTGTTCAAAGGCAACGATGGTGCGAGGGCGTAATGAAAAAACGCTATCTACACCATCGTTGGTTTTAATCTTTAGTGATAATCCATCCATTTTTATTTCCCCCTAGTTAGTTATGTTGTTGTTTTTGTTATTGCACCTGATATTGGCCAGGTAACACTTGCTGTTGCTAGTTCACCAACGGCACCTGAAAGCGGTTGCCATTCTGAAACCAAGGCGTTAAACGCAAATTGCGGATTGCTTGTAGTTGTAGTTCCTGCCACTGGCTTAATTACCATTGCAGCAGATGTTCCGATTGTAGGATAAATAATTGATTCAAGAAGTCCAGAGCCGAAGTCCTGGAAAAATTCAATTGTTACCTGATTATCGGCTAATCCTGCTACACGGGAACGAGCAGTGCTGCCAAATGCAGTTGTATCAACTACATCTAGTGAGGTGCTTAAAGTTATTGAACTTACATAACTTGAAAGATCAGCACTTGCGAAAACAACTGAAGCATTTGTTAATACTATTCTTGGCATTATTAGACCGCCTTAGTAATTGCGCCAGAGATTGGCCAGGTAACAGATGCGGTGGCTAGTTCGCCAATTGCACCTGAGAGCGGTTGCCATTCTACTACTGCCGCAGAGCATGAATAGGAAGGGTTGGTTGCGCTAACTGCTGATGAAGTTGGTTTTACAACAACTGTTGTATTAGTTCCAATTAATGGAAAAATTGTTGCTTCTACATTTGATGTTGCAAAATCTTGATGAAACTCAAGAGTTATGGAATTATCAGCCAAACCAGCAACACGAGTTCTTGCCGCAGTTGATGAAAATCCTGTTGTTTCTATAACATCATTAGATGTGCTTAAAGTTACACTTGCGATATGATCAGATAAATCAACTGCATTTATCGTGATCTGCGCATTTGTTAATACGATTCTTGCCATTATTTGTCGGCTCCTTCTTGGATTGCTGGTTTGATAATTCCCCCTGCTGCCTTAATGTGGTTGCCCTCGATCAATGCTTCGATGTTGGCTCCTGCACTAAGCAATTCTTTTTCAGTGATTGCATCACCTTTTACTTTGTTACAAACCTCTAATTCTGAGGTAACGATATAAGACATTTTTTCTCCTTAACCCCAAATTGTGAGGCGGTATCTGTAAGATAGGAATAAACTGCCAGCAGAATCATAAGTTCCGCCTTCGGCGCTAATAACTCTAAGCGTGTTCACTGTTCCACCTAAAGTTCTATCACCTTCAATTGCGGCCTTAATTGAGCCAGCCCCTGACCCTGCTAGAAAAGCATCTAACTTATCTTGGGCTACTCGCTCTGATAGGCGTTGAACAATCACCAACACATCGCAATTTGCTTGATCCAAGCCTCTTGCATTGTTTATATCGAAGGTGAAATCTAATTGCCCAACCACTGCTGCTGGTGGGCTTACTGTATCTGGGATTAAATCATAAACTCTTAATCCAGTAATTGTTTGTAATCTAGTTTTTAAACCATCTCTAACATTGCTTGGAATCACTTAGCCAAGCCACCATTCTTGCGGAATGGGCGAAGCAATACTTCAACATCTGCATCGAGGCGAGAATACAATCTAACAGTTCCCATTTCAGGGCTACCAGCGATTCCAAATGGTGATTGCCTGCGACCAAATAAGCGTGATGATTGAATTAGAGCAGCCATATTAACTTCAGGTGGTATTGCAGAGAATCCCCAAATGCCTTTAACTCGAAGTGATTGAGGTAATTGGTAAGGGAAAATATAAGCGCCAATTGCTAGAACTCTATTGTAAGGCCAAGATTTAGTTGGGTTGTTTATTGGCTCAACCATAAAATCGCTAGTTGCCCAAACAGTTCCATAAGTCCGATCAAAATTATCATCGGTGGCAACTTCGGTAACTGTTATCACATCATCAATGTTTACTGTGTATGGATCAACTGGAGTGTAATAGCGAGTTACTGTTGATTGAGTTGTGCCATTAACATAAAAGAAACGCTCAGTATAATCATCAATCATTCTACTAGCGGCGGTAATTGCTGTTTCTAAAGCGGTATCATCAACTGAATCTGTGATATTTAATGATGCTTTTAGTTCAGCAAGTGTGCAGTAACCATTAACAATTGGCACGCTTTATCCTTCTTTCCGCTTTAGGTAAGATTGCTCTTTCAAGTCTAGGTTCGGCAGTAGCCGTTTCCTTTGGCTTAATTCTTTTCTTAAAAATCTTTTTTAATGTTTCCATAATTTGTGATGCCTATCATCTAGCCAATATGATTTTTGATGAGGCAAAATTGCCCCAGTGTTTACATATATTGGAAAGCCAAGGGAACGAATACGGCGGCTGAAAAGTAAATCCTCACCTATCCATTCGCCATTTACAGGCCCATCCCAGAACCAGCACCAATTCTTGCCCATACTTGGATCGGCAGTTTCACGCATCTTTTCTAAAACACTGCGATGAATAAGAAGGCATCCAGTGCCTGCTGCATCTATCTCAAAAACTTTATTCTCATCATATTTATAGAGAGGTAAGAATCCCTCTGGCGCATCTTGAAATATCGCTGGAACTGGTTTTGGATATTCGCTCTTGCCATCATTAAAGGCGGCGAATACTAAACCTGCTACAACTGGCCGTTCTAAATCGTGGGCAGTATCAATTAACTTATCAAAAGTTGCCACGCCTAATTGCTGATCGCTATCTACCATAAGAAGCCAATCAGATTTTGTATTATCTAAAAACTGTTTAACTATTTGATTACGAATCTTAGAAAGTAATCCTGAACCTTTAACTCTAACAAATGGCCCTAATCTTGATGATCTTGATTGTGCCAACTGAATTAATGTATAAGCAAATGATCCATTAACCTGGCCTGAATCGCAAGAACCTATTGTTACTTTATGTGCAGTTTTCATAGTTCCCCCAAACTATTTTAGGAGTTTAGGCGACTTAATCGGGGGAGGTTAAGTCGCCTAAACAGTTCTTAATTCGTTCTAGTTAGAACGAAGGTGCTGCTAAGCCAGTTCCGCTAATGATTGATGCGGCTAATGGATAGCGTTCTGCGGTGAAGGCTGCATAACCATAAACAACTGTTTTAACAGTTAGGTTACTTGCGCCTGTTGCCTCAAAACGAAGTGAGAATGGTGATCCTGGTTGCTCGAATAGGTGCATCTCGCGTGAATCAACCAAATAGATTTCATCTTGATCAGTGCTTAAAGTAGTTTGAACTGAAGCATCTGCAATAATCCTCTC